GTGGCGATGGAAGCACCACAGCATTTGCCTATGGTTTTAAAATATTTGCTTCATCAGATTTAACTGTAATACTTAGAAGTGCAACAGGTGTTGAAACTGTGCAAACAGAAACAACCCACTATACAGTAAGTAATGTAGGCGTAGCGTCAGGTGGTAATGTAACATTTGGTTCTGCACCAGCCTCAGGTGTAACAGTTGTTATTCGTAGAAACTCACCACTTACACAGCTTACAGATTATACGCCTAACGACCCTTTTCCAGCAGATGACCATGAAAACGCATTAGATAAACTAACTTTTATCTCGCAACAACAACAAGAAGAACTAGATAGAAGTATAAAATTATCAAGAACAAATACCATGACATCAACAGAGTTTACAACATCTGCAACAGACAGAGCTAGTAAAATCTTAGCATTTGATACATCAGGTGAGTTATCGGTAACACAGGAACTTGGTACATTTAGAGGTGATTTTGCAGCATCAACAGCATATAACATTAGAGATTTAGTAAAAGATACAAGCACAGGTAATGTATTTTTTGTAAACGAAGCACATACATCAAGTGGTTCAGAACCATTAACATCAAACGCAAACGCAAGTAAATATTCATTAATATTAGATGCAACACAAGGCGTAACAGCAGGAACAGTATCGGCAAGCAAAGTAACAGTTGTTGATTCTAGCAAAGATTTAACAGGGTTGCGTAATCTTACCATAACAGGTGAACTTGATGCAGCGACACTTGATATTTCAGGAAATGTTGATGTGGATGGAACGCTAGAAACGGATGCACTTACGATTGATGGTGTAACACTTGCAGAAACAATATCTGATACAGTTGGAGCAATGGTAGGTTCTAACACAGAGACAGGTATTTCTGTTACTTATGATGATAGCGACAATACATTAGATTTTGTTATTGGTAGTGGTGGCATTACCAATGCTATGTTAGATGGCAGTATTGCCGATAGTAAATTATCAACGATTTCAACAGCAGGAAAAGTCGAAATTGGAGCATTAGAAATAGATGGTGCTTCAGATATTGGAGCAGACCTTGTTGATGCAGATTTATTAATTGTAGATGACGGAGCAAATGGTACAGAAAAGAAATCGGAATTTACAAGAGTAAAAAAATACGTTTATTCAGCTATGTCTGGAGATGCAACGGCTTCAGATAGTGGAGCAGTAACAATAGCAAACAATGCGGTAGAAACAGCAATGATAAATGCAGATGCCGTAACAGGTGCAAAGATTGCAGATGATGCAATTAATTCAGAACATTACACAGATGGTTCAATAGATACAGCACATATTGCAGATGACCAAGTTACACTTGCTAAAATGGCAGGGCTTGCACGAGGTAAGATTATTGTAGGTGATAGTAGTGGTAATCCAACTGCATTAACATTAGGTAGTAATGGAGAGTTTTTAAAATCAGATGGTAGTGATTTAGTATTTGGTGCAGCCACTATTAGTGGATTGGCAGCTGATGATTTAACTGCAGGAGATGCAGCCATAAATCTTACGACTACATCTGGAAATATAACCATCGATGCACAAGCAAATGATAGTGATATCATATTTAAAGGAACAGATAATACAGCAGATACAACATTTCTTACGATTGATGGTAGTGAGGGTGGATTACTGTTACCTAACAATGGCATTGATTTAAATGGTAAAGAGTTAATTCTTGATGCAGATGCAGATACAAGTATAACAGCAGATACAGATGACGAAATTGATTTTAAAGTAGCTGGTAGTGATGCAGCCAAATTAACAGCAACAAGGTTAGGTGTAGGTACAGCATCACCTTTAGGTGGTATTCATGTCAAAGGTAATAGCGAACATGGTATTATAAACATACAACCCGGTGGAACAAGTGGAAGTGATAACTTTGCTTATTTAAGATTTTTAGAAAGTGGTGATGATACTACAGTTGGTATTCAGCAAGAAGCAGAACTTTCAGGCACAAACTCTATGGGTTTAATTATTAGCACATTAAATTCAAATACATTAGCTGATGCCTTTAGAATTGAAGCAAATGGTAGTGTTGGAGTAAAAGCAGGTTCAGCAAAAGGTACAAATTTTACAACAACAGGTTCAGCAGGAGGATTAACAAGAGGATTTACTGTTCAACATGATTCTGCTGGTTCATTTGCAGCCGAAATAAGACACGAAGGTGGTGCTTCAAATAGACATGGAATGGTAATGTTTTATGGTGCAGACGATAACCATTCTTCCACAGCTATAGCTATAGAATTTTTAGATGGGGATGGAACTGGGCAAGGTTCAATAACCTCAACAAATGGTACTGTCAATTATGGTGCTTTCACTGCAAACCATGATGTATATTTACCAGATGCAGATAAACAAACAGGTTATCCATATGGAACATTAATGGAAGTTTTAAGCACAACGTATAAAAAATCTTTAGGAACAGGAACAACTTTAGAAAGAGGAATACAATATAATGTGCAAAAAACATCTTCTAAAATGTCTAAAGCAGTAATGGGTGCTTATGCTTGTAAGTATTCTAGGTATTATGCTCCAGAAGATGACACACAATATTATTTACAGGGTGATACCATACCAAGTGGAAAAGCAGTTGGTGATGTTAAAACAGCATCAACTATACCTGATGGAAAAGCAGTTGGTGATATTAAAGTTGTAGATAACCCACTTCATCAAGTCTATATACTAGGTGATGGTCATATATTGTGTAACAATGAAACAGGTAATATAGAGATTGGTGATTTTATTACTGCATCATCTACAGCAGGTATAGGTATGAAAGCTACAGAAACAGGTATAACTTGTGGGGTAGCAAGAGAAGCAATTACCTTTTCAAGTAGTAGTGAAACAAAATTAGTTGCTGTTGAATTTGGTATAAGACAATTTGTAGCGAGCTAACCAATGGTTATCGGTGAAGCCATTACAGGAATCATGCTTTTTAAACAAGCAGTTGATGGCATAAAGTCAGCATTAAATACAGCAAATGATGTAAGCGATATTGCTTCGCAGTTAGATGATTTGTTTCGTGCAGAAGATGATGTGCAAAAAGCAAGAAATAAAAAGGCTGGTTTTGAAAACTTTAGTACAGAAAGTGTTGCACAAGAAGTAATTGATGCCAAACTTGCAAAAGAAAAAATGCAAGAGATAGCAACGCTAGTAAACCTAAGATTTGGTCCTAATACTTGGAGTGAGATTCTTTCACTTCGTCAGCAGAAAATTAGAAAACAAAGAGAACTTATTAAAATGCAAAAAAAAGAAAGATTGCAAAAACAAATGCAAATACAAGAAACATTAAAACAGGTTGGTTTAGCAGTTGCGATTGCTGTTGGTGTTGTTGTTTGTATTTTTGTGGGTTTTGTTACTATGGCGAGAGGTGCAGAGACATGAAAAAAAGAGGCAGACCAAAAAAAAATATTATGAAAAAATCACAACATTGGTTTTATTGTTACATTGTAAAAGTGCAAAACGCATTAGATAAACTTATGTTTTGGAAAAAATAATGGTGCAGAAAAAATTACAAAAAAACTCAATCTTAGATGAATATGATTTAGATTCAGACAATGAAATAACAAACGAAGAACTTGAACAAGCTAAGATTATTAAAGAAACTGAAACAAAATTAAGAAAAAATTTAGCACAATTAAGAATGGCAAGATATACATTGATTGGTATGGGTGTATTTACAGTAGCCATGTTTGTAATTCCAATCGAAAGAGTAGAAGCTCTAGCAGATATTAGCAATTTATTTTATATAAGTGGTGCTGGTATTGTAGGTACATACATGGGAACAACAGCTTGGATAGAAAGAAGTTAGGTAATGATACAAGCATTTATAGGTCCAATAGCTAACTTAGCTGGCACATGGTTGCAAGGCAAAGTAGATAAGAGCAAAGCAGATAGCGAAGTAAAAGTTGCTAAAGCAAAAGCAGAGGCACGAGTTTTTGAAACCGAAGCTACATCACAAATGCTTAATGAGAAAAAACTAACAGATCAAATGGGTGATAGTTGGAAGGATGAGGCATGGTCATTATGGTTTATTGCAGTATTAACGGCTTGCTTCCTGCCTTGGACACAAGAGTATGTTAAAGAAGGGTTTATATTTTTAGATGAACATACGCCAACTTGGTTTCACAATATGTTATATATCGTTATTGGCAGTAGTTTTGGGTATCGCTTTGGAAAACAAGGATTACAAATATTAAATAAAAAAAAGTGAGTGAATATTTAAAACAAAGAGCATCTTTGAAACAACAAAAGAAAAAAGAAAAAGCAAAAAGAATTTGGAAACCAAAGAAAATTACGATAAAATATGATAACTTATTAGATGGTAGAGCTGCAAATAAAAGTGTAAGATAATGCGTAAGTTTAAAAAAGTTGCAAAGGATAAGAAAACAGGAGTACCAAAGAAATATTTAAAGGGTGCAAAAAATCCTAGTGCAAAAGCAAGAGAGATAAAAGAAACAGCTAGAAAATATAAGCGTGGTGAATTTATAGATATAAAGAAAGTGAGTAAGTTTCGTGCCTCCCAAAAAAAGAAAAAGTAGTTCAAACACAGACGAAGCATTTTTAAAGAAGAAAGCTGCAACTAGTCGGTTTACTTATTCTACTTTAAAAAAGGTTTTACAAAGAGGCAAAGGTGCGTATCTAAGTGGTGGTAGTAGAAATGTATCTATGACTGCTTGGGCGAGGGGTAGGGTAAATAGTTTTGTGAGTGGCAAAGGCGGTGCAAGAAAAGCTGATGCTGATTTATTAAGAAAAAAGAAAGGATAAAACAATGCCAGGACATTATGGTGGAAAGAAAAAAGGAATGAAATCTGCAAAGATGAAAAAGCAAGCTGCAACAGCTATGGCTATGAAGAAAAAAGGTAAAAAACCAAAGGGTAAGATGTAATGCCAGGTAAAAAATATACTGCAAAACAGATGAAAATTGCTAGAGTTGCATCACCAAGAAATAAAATTACAGGTGCAGACTTTAAAAAACTTAAAAAAACCAAGAAAAATGGAACTAAAAGATAGGTCTGATTTTACTAGCCATGCGTTAAGTTTGATACAAGGAGACAGAGCAAAAGATTATGGTGATGCCTTAGAAAACCATAAGAAAATTGCTGAAATATGGTCTGTAATATTAGATAAAAAAATTACGCCATCTCAAGTTGTTGCATGTATGATTGGTTTAAAGTTGGCAAGATTAGGCAACAAACAATGTTTCTATCACAATGACACATGGACTGATATTATTGGTTATGGTGCATTAGGTGGGGAGATTAGCCAAAATGAAACTAAGTAAAAACTTTTCTTTGAATGAAATGACCAAGAGTCAAACTGCTATTCGCAAAGGTATAGATAACACTCCTACAGAGCAACACATACAAAACTTAACACAACTAGCAAAGCATATTTTGCAACCAGTAAGAAATATGTTTGGTCCTGTTGTTATTACATCAGGGTATCGTTCTCCAGAGTTATGTGTAAACATAGGTAGCTCTATGAAAAGTCAACATACAAAAGGTGAAGCTGCAGACTTTGAAGTAATAGGCATATCAAATATGAAAGTTGCAAAGTGGATTAAAGACAACTTACAGTTTGACCAGTTAATATTAGAGTGTTACGAGGGTGGCAATACAGGTTGGATTCATTGTAGTTATACAGAAGAACCTAGACTTGATGTACTTACTTATGATAGAAAGAATAAATACAGACATGGATTAATAGATGGTAGCAAAAAGATTTCAGAATCCTAAAGGTGGTTTAAATGCTGCTGGTAGAGCCTTTTTTAAGCGTACTGAGGGGTCTAATTTAAAAAGACCACTAAAGACAGGCACAAGTCCTAGAAGGGTTAGTTTTGCCGCACGATTTGCTGGTATGAAAGGTGCAATGAAAGATGAAAAAGGCAGACCAACTCGTAAAGCATTAGCATTAAAAGCGTGGGGGTTTGGTTCTGTTGAAGCTGCTAGAAACTTTGCAAGGAGACATAAAAAGAAATGAGAAGGCAAGTAAAAAAAGTAATCAAAGGGTTGGAAAAAGCAAGTAAATCTCATAAAAAACAAGCACAAACCCTTAAAAAAGCATTGAAAACAAAAAAGAAAAAATAGTGTTTCACTCATTCATTATTGTTTGTTTTTTAAACAGTTCTTATTGTATGTTGTTTGAGGATGCAAAAGGACCATATGCTACAGCTCAACAATGTAAAGAAAACAATGAGTTACTACGATTAAACGCTGCAAAGTTTTTTAAAAATTATTTTATTGCAGATGAAAAATGTATTGTTTTAAAAAAAGATACTCTAACATAATTAAGTTTTTTTTATATTAACTTCTGTAAAAAGAGGTGCGTCATTTTGTAATCTATTTTTAGCAATCTCTACATAATCTTTATTAAGTTCAATGATTGTTGCATTGCGTTTGTGCCTATCTGCAACGACAGCAGTTGTGCCAGCACCACCAAAAGGGTCTAATACATGCCCACCTTCAGGGCAACCTGCCAAAATACATGGTGTAATTAATTCCGTTGGATATACGGCAAAATGAGCTTGATGAAAAGGTTTTGGTGATACTGTCCAAACACTTCTTTTATTGCGTTTTTCATAAGAGTTTTGGTTGTGTTCCTTAATAGCATCATTATCGTAGTAATATTTTGCATTTTTGCTTAATAAAAATATATATTCATGTGCCTTAGTGCATCTATCCTGCACACTTTCTGGCATAGGATTGGGTTTATTCCAGATAATATCTTGTCTTAAATACCAACCATCTTCTTGCAAAGCAAACGCTACACGCCAAGGAATACCAATTAAATCTTTTTCTTTAAATCCATCTACAATTTTTCCTCTACCTCTATGTTGATTCGTTTTTAAAATAGATGTTTTGCCTATTCTTCCAAAATCAAATTCTTTTTCCATGTGTTTTTTATAAGCATTACCAACATTATTTGAATTTCCACTTGTGCCTTTTGGTCTTGAGCTACAATAAGTATCTCCTAAATTTAACCAAACAGTACCATCATCTCTTAAAACTTTTTTTACTTCTCGAAATACTTTTACAAGATTATCTACATATTCTTTAGGAGTATTCTCTAACCCTAGTTGAAAATCTTTTCTTTTAGCACCACATTTAGGGCATACACTTTTATATATGGCATCACCAACAACATTACCCTGTTCGTGCATTGATTGATGTCCTGTTGTAGTTTTAACATTTTTCCCAATCTTTGTGGTTCTCATGTGTTTACAATTAGAATCCCCACCTACCCAAATTCCAGTTTGATAATCTCTCAAACCCCAATATGGTGGTGAGGTTACTACAGTATGAAAAGTTTGTGTGGGCAAATCTTTTAAAACTTCTAAACAATTTCCTTGAAGTATATCAATCATTTAAAAATCTACATAAGTTGAATGACATAACCATCTTTTGTTTTGCTAGAACGATACTTTCTTTGTTTTGTAAGCAAACTTCTTCTACAATTATCAGAGTCTTTTTGATTATCAAAAACAATCTTATCACCATATTTTAAATCGTCTAACATATTCCATTTATGTCTTACTTTTGGCAAACATTTTATCAATATCTGTCCGCATTTTGTGCATCTCATTCATACAATCCTTTGCTTTTGAATGACACAGAACTTGACCAAATGCATTTGTAACCCATCCACCATAACTAACGATATGATTTTGTTTGCAAAACACACATTGGACAGTTCGTGTATCTTCTACAATTTTCTTTTTTTTTCTAGCCATTAAAAGGGCATGTCATCCCCAAGAGATTCAGCTAGTTTTTTTAGACCTTGTTGTTTAACATCTTTTGCAAGGCTATCTGTGCCTTTGCTATGCCCTATGACTTCCGATATAACAACATCAAACCCCTCATGGTTGTTATGAAACACCTTAACAGAGTAACTTTTATCACCACTTAAAAAGACATCTCCAGGTTTGTTATCAGCAAAAGGTGTCCATTTACTATTTTGATATGGCACATTACCTGTTGTATTATATTTATTTGGAAACACTTTGATTGTTGTAACTCGTTCATATTTTTTATCCATTACTTATCTCCTGTAATTTCATTTCTATTTTATGTTTTAAATACTTACCTAACACATCATTTTCTTCTGATTTAATTTTTTGAAACCAATCTTTGTAAGGTTGTTTTTGATACAAATGTTGTAATGCAGAAGGTATGGATTTTGTATTAAGTTCTGAAATAAATTGTGTAAGATTTACCTTATCTTCGTTGGATAACGATTTAAAATCAATTTCTTCAGGTAAATCTTTAAAAAATGGTTCAGGAGAGTTTGCTTTGATTTGGGGTTTTGGGGTTTGTGCAGAACTCTCCTGACTCTTTACCTCTCTTCGAGGTATCTCTTTAATCGCTTCTGTTTTTCTAACAACAGCATCCATTTCATTAGCACTAGCATATTCGCCGCCTGAGATTCCTAGTGAACTCAAAGCACGCCCAATCGAGGATGTCTCCGCATTCTCAAGTGCTGATGTAGTGTTGACATGCCCTTGCCCTCGTATTTCTTCTGCCATACCTGACCCAATGACATGCCCATTTTCGTTTGTAATAATTGCTTTTATCACAACTCTCGTGCCATCATCAACAAGTATTTCAGTATTTACACCAAATGCTGTGCCATGTTCTCGTCTAAACGCTTCCATTCTGTGAACAACTTGTGTATAAAGTTTGCCACCTCTTTGTCTAACGCCATGTGATTCATGCAGCTTTGCAACTGCATCCATTGTTTGTTTTAAATCAGTCATTGATAAACCCCTGTTTTTTTTGTTGATAATCATAATGTTTTTTGCTCATCATCACTCGTTGATTTCTACCTGAATTGCCTTTCTTTTTCATATCTGTTCTAACAATCAGATCTTTTTCAACAAGTGCTTTGAATCGTGCTGTAACTGTACCATAATTGTATGTGGGCAACTTTGCTAACACTTGGTCTTGTATGCAACCAAAAGGACCGAACCTATCAATAACATCATAAACAATTCTCTCCATACGATTTACATTTAAAGACTCAGCAGCTTCAATGCTTGTTACATCACCATCTCTACGATATAATTTATATATTTCTGTCATTTAATTCTCCATGCTTCTTTAGCGATTGTTAATATTTCAGGACCATGCCTTTGTGCAATTTGTTGAAAATCAGGATTGACTCTTGCAAACAACTCTTTCCAACTTCCTTTTGCATCTCGCATGTGATTTTGAATGACTATCCATCTTCTTAAAATCATATCATAAGATTCCTCTAAAGAATCAACTGTTAAATCATCACAGTTTTCTTCTGTAGCCAAGTGATACCCTTTAGATGTAACAAATAACAATGCTGGTTTTTGTCCTGTTGCCTGATAATAAACTGCTTGTTGCATTATTTGTGTTGTTGTCGGTTCTGTTCTTGGTTCAGTAATTCGCCATGTTCTAGTGCCATCTTTTTTCAATGGATTCCTTACTGGAAAAGAACATTTTAAATCCAACATTTTATTATCTCTAGCATAATCAATGTAACCCAAAATAGGCACATCAAGTTTATCCTCTATAAAGGTTCTTTCATACTCTCCTTCAGGCACTTGCCCTTCAAAATATTCTTGAATGCCTTTTGCAGCATGTTGTGCCATTACAGGAATATCATCAAACAATCTTTCTTTGGTTTCTACATCTCTTCCATCATCATAGGTTATTGGAGCAAATGCTTTAAACTCTCTTATGCCATCATTAATTGCTTCCTCTAAAGGCATTTCTTCTGTTACCCCAAGTTCAGGCTGATAATCTTCAATGCCAAAATGATTATCACAAATGCTTTGAATGATTTGTCCAGCTCTAGGTCTTGAACTCATAGGAAATTGTCTTTGAAACTGCTGTCTTAAAAACAATTTTAAAATATGCTCATCAACTGGTTGTGTGCCACCTGATGCACTTGCATGGTTACTGCCATACGCTTTTCTATATTCTGGTATTTTCATTGGTTAAACCCCTATCTTAAAATTAAGTTATGATTTGTTGTAACCTTTTGTTGACACATTGTCAAATTAAATGTAAAAAAAATTATGAACTTATTAGAATACATAGAAAAAAACAATCTATCTCGTACTGCTTTTGCTATGGAGTGTAAGATGAGTGTGTCTATGCTTTCTCGTATACTCAATGGAAGTCGTAGTCCATCAAGGCAGCTTATGTTTCGTATATTAAAGGCAACAAAAGGGAAGGTAAAGATAGATGTTTTTAACCGATAAATGTATGGAGTGTTTTCAAAAGCATTGTATTTGTAATGCTGATGAAACTTTGCATTTAAATGAGGAAGAAAAAGCATTACACATTCGTCTTTCTCTTGAAGATGCACCTGAATTGGATTTAATTGTAAAGCTGGAAAAAGGATTGCGATTACAATAATGGTTAATGTTCGTAGAAAAGGGTCAGGATTTGAGAGAGAAATCGCATCACTTATTTATGACCACTTAGGCGTAAAGGTACAAAGAGATTTAGAGCAATATCGAGCAGCAGACCATGGCGATTTAATTGGTTTAGAGGGATGGGTTATTGAGTGCAAACGCTACAAGGAACAAACCAATAAAGAGCATAGAACAGTCTGGTGGGAGCAAGTCTACAAAGCATCTATTTCTCTCCAACAAAAACCTGTATTGGTTTATAAATATGACAGACAACCTATCAAATGCGTTGTTTTATTATCATCCATCCATTGTAATTATGCTAATCAAACATATACTGCTACAATGGATTTTGATGCTTGGTGTATGGTTGTTAGAGAAAGTTTAGCCTAGACCATTGACTTTGTTTTTCAAATATGATATTTTCCT